CAAATACCTAGTCCTATACCCCTTTACAAAATTCGATTTATAGTGTATGATTATGTCAATTCGAACGATGAGTAGACAAAATGATTACAACAGAATCAATGAGACCTAAAAGAAGAAACACACATTACATCAATAACAGAGATTTCTATATAGCCTTGGTTGAATATGGAGTCGCCGTTAGGAATGCTGAAGAGCAAGGTCTGCCGAGACCAACTGTTCCGAAGTATATTGGAGAATGTTTTTTAAAGATCGCAACGCACTTGGCATATAAGCCAAACTTTGTCAATTACTCTTACAGAGATGACATGATCAGCGATTCGGTTGAAAACTGTCTCAATTATATTTTGAATTTCAATACCGAAAAATATTCAAATCCTTTCGCATACTTCACTCAGATAGCCAAGTTCGCTTTCATACGAAGAATCACAAAAGAGAAAAAGCAGACAATTATTAAAAACAAAATCCTAGAAAGAGAAGGATTTGATGAGGTTATGATGATTGATGAGGGTTGTCTGACCAGCGATGATAGTGATTACAACACAATTAAAGATAACATTTCTTATAGGTATCAAAATAGATAATTATGAAAGTCGCTTTGATTACAGATACTCATTGGGGAGCCAGAAAATCCGCCAAGTATCTTCAAGATTATTTTGATTTATTTTATCAGAATGTTTTCTTCCCAACTCTAGAAAAAGAAAACATCAATACAATTATTCATCTAGGTGATGCATTTGATAATCGTAAGTCAATGGATTATCAAGGATTGAAATGGACCCAGGATAATGTTCTAGATTCTTTATCCAAGTATGATGTACATTTAATTGTTGGCAATCATGATGTTGCCTATAAAAACACAAACAAATTAAACTCTCCAGATTTATTACTTCAAAAGTACACAAACATAAAAATCTATTCACATCCTCAAGAAGTTCTAATTGACAATTTAAAAATAGTATTTTTACCTTGGATCAATATTGAAAATGAATCAAGTGTATATGAATTAATTAAGAACACAACCTCAAAGGTTGTTATGGGACATTTAGAGTTAAATGGATTTTCTCCTTACATTGGACAAATCATGGCCGATGGAAGAGATCCAGAAGTTTTTTATAAGTTCAAACGAGTCTTCAGTGGTCATTATCACACAAGATCAACAGACGGAAGAATCTATTACATTGGAAATCCATATGAAATGTTCTTCAATGATATTGACGATAGAAGAGGGTTTGCTATTTTTGACACGGAGACTCTAGATCATGTTTATGTTGACAATCCTTATAAGTTGCATTATAATGTTTATTACAGTGATAACGTTTATGAAGATTATGATTTCTCTGAATATTCCGGTAAAATCGTAAAGCTTATAATTCAAAAGAAAACTGATCCTCATGAATTGGATAAGGTCATTAATGGATTTTACTCTGAAAATGTTGTTGATCTAAAAATTGTAGAAAGTTTTGTAGAAAATGACGAACACTTTAATCTCTTTGAATCCGAAGAAACAATTGATGTTCTTCTTCGATATGTCAAAGAAACCGATTTAACTTTGAACAAATCAAAATTAGAAAAACTCATAACAGAAATATATAAAGAAGCTCACGATATTGTATAGTCATGTACATCATAGTTCTAGATAATGATAAGTCAAATGGAGCAATTTCCGTTATTAATGATAGTGGAGAAAAGGTCATTTATATTTTTGAAGAGAAAGATGATGCAAATAGATATGCAATGTTAATGGAAGATGAAGGATATCCAAAAACTCAGGTTTTGGAATATGACGACGATTTAATTATTAATGTTTGTGAGATGACCAATAATAAGTATGCAATTATTACAAAAGATGACATCGTAATCCCCGTTAAATATAATGATAACATTTCATAAAATAAAATACAAAAACTTTCTTAGTTCTGGTAATAAGTTCATTAAGATTGATCTGGATAAAAGTCCAACAACAGCCGTTAGTGGTTTGAATGGTGTTGGTAAATCCACATTCATGGATGCAATAACATTTGCTTTATTTAAAAAAGCCTATAGACAAATTAATCTACCTCAGTTGGTTAATTCTGTAAACGAAAAAGACTGCCTTGTTGAAATTGAATTTTCTATTGTTAATCAAAAATGGAAAGTTATTAGAGGATTAAAACCAACTATTTTTGAAATTTATTGCAACAACAAATTAATTGATCAAAGTGCTTCTAATGTAGATCAACAAAAATGGTTTGAGCAGAATGTTTTGAAGATGAACTACAAGTCTTTTACTCAAATTGTTATTTTGGGTAACAGTAACTTTGTTCCATTCATGCAATTAACTCCAGCCGCTAGAAGAGAAGTCATCGAAGATCTTCTTGATATTAAGATCTTTTCTTCAATGAACACTGTGGTCAAAGATAAAATTAAGACTCTTAAGGAAGAAGTAAAGTTTCTTGATGTTAAAAAAGATTCTGCATTAGACAAAGTTGAAATGCAGAAAAACTTTATGGAAGAATTAAAAAAACGAGGATGTGTAATAATTGAAGAAAAACAAAATAAAATTCAAGAGCTAATTGATCAAAAGACTAATATTGATTCTGAAAATTTAAAGATCGAAAGTATTCTGAAGAAATTAAACAAAGATCTAAACAAACTAAATGTATCTTCGAAAAAGTCTAATGAGTTGATTACAATTAAAGCCAAGCTTTCTGAAAAAATATCAATTCTTAAAAATCATTGCGAATTATTTGAATCTAGTCACGAATGTCCGACTTGTACTCAAAAAATAGATTCGGAATTCAAGACAAATAAGATTTCCGAAATCTCAAAAGAAATTGATGAATTGAATGATGCTCATTTAAGTGTCAGTGAAAAAATCAATGTTGAAAATGAAAGAAACAAAGAGATGATCGAAAAACATAAAGACATATCTTCTTTGAATTCTAAGTATTCTAATAATGAGTTAAAAATTCAACATATCAATAGAAATATTCTAGAATTAAATACTGAAATTGAAAATCTTCAGACTCAGATTAAAAATCAAGTTGAAGAAACCGAGAAATTAAATCAATTTATATCGGACTTTGAAACTGTAAATTCTGATTATGAATCAAAAAAAGAATTAATGAAATATTATGATTATACTTACGGTCTATTAAAAGACAGTGGAGTAAAGTCAAAAATCATTAAGAAATATTTACCCATTATCAATCAACAGATAGGAAGATATTTAAAGATGATGGAATTTTATATTAACTTTAATTTAAATGAAGAGTTTGATGAAGTTATTAAATCTCCAATTCATGAACAGTTCTCTTATGCTTCATTCTCTGAAGGTGAAAAGGCTCGTATTAATCTGGCTCTTCTTTTTGCATGGAGAGAAGTTGCTAAGTTAAAAAATTCAACCAATACTAATCTGCTTATCTTTGATGAGATTTTTGATAATTCTTTAGATAACATGGGAACCGACGAGTTCTTAAAAATAATCAAATATGTGATTAAAGACGCAAATATATTTGTGATCTCTCATAAAGAATCCCTATTAGATAAATTTGATAACTCATTACAGTTTCAGAAAAAAGGTAATTTCACTTCGTTAAAAGCTTCTACTTAATAAATATTTAAAATTGTTAAAATATTTAAATCAATGAATATTCAAGACTTTCATCAACTTCAAGAGGCTTATGTAAATATCTACGAAAAGCGTAGATCAGAAGAATCTGGTGAAGATCATCCAGAAGACAATGAAAAAAACGAAAGAAGACAAAAACTAGAGAGAAAGAAAAAAGATAAAGAAAGATATCATCAAGAATCTGTAGATTATTATGATCTTGTTCTCTCTCATCTTCTAGACGAAGGTTATGCTGATTCTGAAGCTAATGCTGAAATTATTATGGTTAACATGAGTGAAGAGTGGTTGGATGAAATTTTAAATGAAGTTGTTGGAATGGGGTCAAAAATTGATCCCAAAACCGGAAAACATTCACCCGATTTTGAAACAGATTTAAAATATAAAGATGGATGGAAAGATAATAGGACTAAATCTCAAAAAGCTTATGACGATAAGACTCCAAAGAGATCCAAATATGTAAGGGGGACGACCGGATCACAATATAGAGAATTTGAAAAGAGTAAAGATCCTGGGTTGGCTATGACTCCAGATAAGAGAATGGAATCTAGAGCTAAATCTTTAAGTCGCAGATCTGATGTAGAGTCTAGACGAAGAGGTTCTAAAATCGAAAGAATTCGTCAAAACTTAGGATTGGGATAAAACCACTTCTAAAACTGTCACAAGGGCTATTGAATAGCCCTTTTTTTATTGCTATACTTGATCTAGTTTACAAAAACTCTAAATTATGTTAAGTCATGAGATTCGCGGTAATTTAGCGAAATTGCTTGCTGCAGAAAATATTATTGTTGAACATAAGAATGTGCAGAGTGCATGTTTTGATGTTGTCGATCGTGTTTTGACACTTCCTATGTGGGATACTGCATCAGAAGATGTGTATCAGATGCTTATTCTTCATGAAGTTGGCCATGCGAAGTACACTCCCACGGAAGCTTGGGTTGAGAATTCTAAAAAGTATGGTTCTGCCATCAATATTATTGAAGATGCCAGAATTGAAAAACTCATTAAGAATAAGTATCCGGGCTCAAAGAAAACATTTCATACTGCATATAAGGAATTGGCAGATATGAATTTCTTTGAAATTGACGGTAAAGATGTTTCCAAATACAAGTTTATTGATAGAATCAATTTATACTTTAAGATTGGATCTTATGTGAATATTACTTTTAGTGAAAAAGAACGAGTAATTGTAGATAAAATTACGAACATCACTAGGTTCGAAGAAGTTGTTTCTGTTTGTCAGGAGATTGTCGATCATCTGTTGAATGAACCGGATCCTGAAGATCTTTCAACTTCTCAGTTGAATGTCACCATGGATTTGAACTGCAGTTCTTCTTACGGAAGTATTGATTCAAATGGTTCTGGATCTTCCAATAGTTCTAGTTCAGGTGGAGGCGCTTCAAATCAAAATGGCGAAAATGCATCTAATGATTCTTCTCAATCGGAAGAAGAATCTGCAGGAAATAATTCTCAAGAACCCCCTGAAGGTCAGAATTCTAGTAATTCTTCTTCGGAATCTGAAACCGGAGATTCCAAACCTAAAGAAGACAACGAAGTGCCTAAAGATTCCGGTAAAAAATCCAATGATGATCTATCAGAACAACTGAAGTCTGATACTGATAATAGTTTTACCGAAGCTCTGAAAAAACTATCCACCACTAATCATCAGTCTGTGAAGTATGTAGAACTTCCAGAACTTCACATGGATAAAATTATTATTAGTAATAAATCAATTCATAAAGATATTAATCTTTCTAGACAAAAAGAAGAATTAATTTTTGATACTACTAAATTTTCTGAATTTAAAGAATCGGCTAAAAGAGAAGTTTCTTACCTTGTAAAGGAATTTGAATGTAAAAAATCTGCAGATCTTTATAGTCGATCTAGAGAGTCTAAAACTGGTGTTTTGGATTGTTCAAAGATCTTCTCTTATAAGTATAATGAGAATATCTTTAAAAGTGTTACGGTTGTTCCAGAGGGTAAAAATCATGGATTGATTTTTATTCTAGATTGGTCTGGATCGATGTGTGATTGTATTATGGATACTTACAAACAACTCTGTTGTTTAATTTGGTTCTGCAAAAAAGTTAATATTCCATTTGACGTTTATGCGTTTACAAATGGTTATCTTCGACATCAATATGATAATAATCAAAATGATTCTTATGTATTTTATAAACCTGAAAAAAATAAATTAT